ATCTTCTGTTGCTTCTTAAATATCTGGGATCACCGCCCCGTTTGCCGAAAATTTTAGAAGAACAGGTCTGACACTTTAGCACGTTAAAGTGTTAAACTTCACCGCGTTAAAGTGGTAACGTGTGAAAATGTTTACAAATTATTGCACAAGTATTAACAAACTATGAACTATAAAAGATCAAGAAATCTTCTGGCAAGAGGTTAAATTATATCATTGTATATATTCTGATATTTGCTATAATATTATCAGAAAGAGAAAAGAAAACAAAGACGTCAAGGAAAGACTTGAAGAAAGGTTAAAAACTATGTTAGTAAAGAATGCTGAAAATTATATCAATCGTTTAAAGAAGATGATTATAGCACGTTTCGGTAATATTGAAACAGCTATCACGCATGATGATGACTGTGATATGCACGCTGTACAGATATCTTTCTTATTAAATGGTAAGTATTCATGGGTATGCGCATATGATGACGATGATGTTATCACATATTATGTATCTGGTAAGGGGCATACTAAAGAAATGACAATTGAAGATACACAGGTTAAGTCAATGTATAGAGTTCTTGCTAGAGTAGAACGTCTTGCATATGAGACAGATATTGAAGCAACAGAAACCTCAGAAGCCGAAGAATCCTCAGAAATTAAAGAAGCAACAGAAGATTATAACGAATATGAGGAAATTTTAGACAGCGAGGAGTCAACCGAGCACGACAGAATTAAATATCTTATGGACACACATAGTTTAGTACCACATGTGACCATAAATAGTCATTGTATGGAAACAGTATTGTATATGGAAGAATTATTAACCCAACGATATGGAAATACAATTGCACATAAATGTAAAATGTACAATAACGGTTATTATGGTTGTCCAGCCGACAGGCAAGGGAATCGTTGTTGCGGTGAAAAGTGGTGCGCGGAAACATGGAAACGATATGAAGCAATCATTAAGCCCGAATGGCATCACGTTAGCTTAAACACTCTCGCCAACCTCGATTTTGATATACTTGACGAAAAGCGACAGTTATATTTAAAACTGTACAGAGAACTCAAGGAATTGATTCAAGATTTGCACAAGTGTAAATCTGGGCGTGCTTATGAGAGACGACTTGCAAAAATGTATATTAGAAACGCTGAGTTATTTGACGAAAATAAAATTTCTTATGATTATATCAATTATGTTACTAGAAAAATTTCTATGTGTAATGTTGAATGTGGTTTGTGGACTTCACTAGTTGAAGAAGCAACAGGGTTGCATAAATCGAGAAGATATAATATGCATACACTGAGATATTAACAATATAGCTGTCATAACGGCTTGACGGTGAGAAATGGAGTAAATATGAATCTTTATGGAATCGAAAAGCGCAACACAATCGAAAACGCCTATCTCATGTTTTCATATTTTGATGATACACTTGACTATTGCTTTACGCATGGTTTGATGTACGTGACATGTGCAGACGTTCCAGGCTACATGAACGATGGGTGTTCAACCGTACACGTATATAACGGCAAGTATGGAAAAGGCGTAGTTCGCACAAGACCATGTTTTTATAGAGGTAAAAGATCAACAAATTATATGACAATTGAATACTGGGTGACTCGTGACGATATCTACAAGAGATTAACAGGAGAAAGTGAGGTATAAAGATGAAGTTATATTTGATTGAATACTATGACAAGTTGCTAGATAGAACAGACTATGATACAATATTTGGCTTCAGTGAATCACACGCTAGAGAACAATTCAGATATAGAACGGACGACACTAAAATTATAGTATCAGTTGAAGCATTATAAGAAAGTGAGGATTTAACATGGATGCATTAACCACAAAACAGAAAAACCAGATGTATGATGAAATTACAGACTTAGTCTTGAGATACGGAAGTAACTTGACAGCAAAACGCATGATTAAGGCTTTTTTTAATAAAGTAAAAGCCGTTAGAAACGCACGTGAATTTTCTGCTATGGAAATTACGTTAGTAGCACTCAAATACCTGTTAGAAATCACCTTCCCAACCAAATAACAAACATAAAGCCGCCAATAATGGCGGCTTTATAGTTATTTATGACTGTAATAAATAGTGAATGTGGCGCTTGGAATATAACTAGGTGCAACTTTAAAAGGTAATGGAATACGAATGATACTATCACAAGATAAATCAAATCCGACATTTTTTCGATATGTAACAGGTAAAGTGACGGAGATTGTCGGATAATTTCCGAGATCCAGTTCTGCCAACGCAACTGCTGATAAAACATCGACATTTTCAATATCATTTAAAATTCGTACACCAACCTGTGTAAAATCAAGTTCAATACATGATAGATCGTTTAACTCCGTAATTTTGAAATGCTCCTTTAATGCCGCAACGTTGTTAATCGTGTTTTTTGCAGTTGAAATCTTGGTTTCTGTAAGTACAACACTTTCAATGTGTGTCCCCCAACTATCCACATACTCAAACGCATTAACAACATCATCCCTCAGCTTTCTGACACCTCTCCAGAACGCAAGATTGGAAAACCTTTCTGGCAAATTCTTCATTGGTTCTAAATATTTCAATAAATCCATAATAAAATACCTCACTTTCTAAAATTAAAACAGCGTAAATTCAAACTGTGCACCATATAATTGGATGGAAAGAACGTCACTAGGAAAACCGTTTCCGTCAAATAAAAAGATACGAATTTTATCATAATCTTTTGTAGTTCCATCGTCACGGTTAATAGTTAAAACCGCTGTTGTCTGGTGGTAAACCGCACCCGCGGTTTCATAGATACACTGACAAGTACAACGTGATTCTTCAATTATACATGTAATGTCATGCGTAAAAAGCACTGTATTAGCATCAAACGTGACAGGATTAGTAAAAGTGATACCGACAAAACCACGTTCCAAATCGCCTAAAGTTGCAACAGCATGACCATTTGTAATTGCAAACTTGATTTGATTATATGAAGGTATGCCAAGTTCACTTGAAATATAGAAATTATCTGTTGTTCTACTCATGAAATTAGCGCCATTTTTTGCTTTATAGATAGAATCAGCAATTGAACCTTGACCAATTCCATTAGGGTGGATAAAATCACTAGACATGACACCACTCCACCGTAGCGCCATATCTGCTCCGTATAAATTTTTATATGGTAGCCAAGTTGTAGCATAAGCGGTTTTACAATTTATCCATTTTCGATATAATGCATGTGTCGTTATATTCTTCCATCCTGGTGTAGCAATGAAACTGATATAACAAACGGCATTTGGGACAAGTTTGCTAGCAGTTTTGACAAAAATAGAAATTGCATTAGTTATTGTATTGACTTCGTTAGCATGAAAAATATCATTCCAGCCACCGCCAACAATAATTGTATCACAATTTTCTATATCATCTGGAGACATTGAATTAACAACATTCTGCAATTGCATTAAAAAAGTGTTGCCATTTTGACCGACAGCAACAAAACCGCTACCGCCCTCATTTGATGAAAAATTTTTTCCCTCTGTAAAATATGTGTCTTTTAATATAGCAATCCATGATTTTACTGCTCCGTCTGGTGTATATCCGTCACCGTAACTGTCGCCAATTAAAATTGTATTTTTCGCCTTATCACTTTGTAAAGCGTTGATATCACTTTCAACGCTTAATGCCCACTTTTTAAAATCGGTATTCCAATCATTCAAACGGCTAATTAAATTCTGTTGGTTTGTGTATAGTGCGCATAGCTTTTGTAAATCCGTTAGGCAATCATCGAAAAGTAACGGGATTGTGAACTGTGTACACCATAAAAAATTCTTTTCCTCGCTATCTGGTGGATTGATAATAGGTATATTTGCCATATTTACACCTCACTTTCATAATTCTAAACTCATTATACCACACTTAAAATTTTCGTCAATCATCTAAACAACCCCAAAAAATTATGTTTCACTTTATCACAAATCTCCGTCTCAAAATCCCACACGGCAGTTGTATAAGTCTGTGCATTAGCCGCGGCAGTTCCACTCGAACCGCTGTGCATGGTAGAGTCGTCAACATGATTCTTGCTTACATTCGTCAAATAGTTATCATCCAATAAATCCGTTTGCCCTTGCGGTGTATCAAGAAACTTGTGCCAATCATCGGAAGTATGAACGTTTTTGCTGTTGTCCGTTTCAAACATATTCTTTGCGTTATACGCTTCAAACCGTGCCTTTAGCTTGATATTTAATTCGGGCATAATTCTCGCCATGTCACCGCGCATGTGCTCACGGAAAAGAAAGTCTGTCTCATAACCAATTTCCCATTCCAGAAAATGTCTTATGATCATGTCGTTAATTGGCTTTCTAAACTCCTCACTGAAAAGCGGATAAACATCAAGCCCAAAAGCCGCAAAATCGTAATTGTCAAACAAGCTTTTGTTCGATTTCCTGTCATTTCCAATCTGTGCATTCTGCAAAATGTCATACACATGGAGCGTATAACTCGCCCCCACATCATACCAATACTTGTCATTATCTACAAAGTTAGTATCAATCATTGGAATTGTCATCTTCATCAGCCCCCTTTTCTTGAGATTCTAAACCAACATTCTTTACAGCTTTTACGGTATCCCTGTTGGTGTCCATAACTGAAAATTGGTCTAGCAGTCCAACATCACCAATATTTGAGTCGTTAAACGTAGCCTTAACATTCAAGCCAAATTTCTTGTTGCATTGATCACAGAAATTCTGTCTCGCCTGTTCATAGCTGTTTCTGAGAACCATAAGTGTAGGTGCATCTTGCATAACTTCAAGACTCGAAACTTGCGCAACTTTGCTTTGTGTTCTACCGTTAACACCCAACATATACATAAAGTCCGACATTAGCATAGATTTCAGTTGTTCCACATTTCCCGCAACAAATGGCGCGGGTGTCTGATATACAATTTGGCGTATATCATCATACTGACTTTTAAGCGGTGACATATCTCTTGTATAGACAACAGGTTTATGACCCGCAATTTGCTCATAGAGATTGGCAAACGTTAGCTCCTGTCCATCTGGTGCATTTAAGATTGCGGGCGTGTTCTGTGCTTTTAAGTTCACGTTTATACACCTGTCGCATTCGTAAAGCAACGCGGCATAGTGTCGACATAAACCGTTAATAGAAACAACGTCATAGTCTGTGTACGGTGACAAGCTAGCCGTCAATGTAGCAACTTCGCTCAAGTCTTTACTAACCGTATTCACGAACGTCTTACACTGATACTTTGTTGCACCGCCATACCACGTCTTAGTACTTGATGTTGTGCAATCTCCGACAACATAAAATCCATCTTCTTTCCAGAGTCCCCCTAACTTACCAAGTACAAAATTTTCATTGAGAATGTTATTTGCATGTCGGTAAACGTCATCGTCATCAAATGGCAACCCCTCAAAAGTCCAAGCGTCAACAGCAATCCTACGCAAAAAAGTATAATACAGACCGATAGTTAAAAGGTTTTCTGTCTGTGTATTCTGATTTTTGGTATTTCTTTTCAAATCACAACACCTCACTTTCTAAATTATACACGGAAATTGGTGTATTTATCATTCACCCTCGCCCTCACCCCTCACCCCTCAGCCCTCAGCCTTCCACCCTCATTTTACCATATTGACCGTCATTGTCAATTACCAATTTTCAGTGGTAAAACATTAGCAAAGTATTTCAAAGACCAATACGGACAAAACATGCTTCTAGCATCTATCCCCCCGACTGGTGGGGGCGGTGTTGTTGGTTGCACCACTTCGACTGTGCCACTTCCAGTTGCACTTCCCGCGTTACTTCCAGATGGATTCACGGGGGCGGGTGAGGTTGTGGAGTCTGAAATTGTACCCTCGCCAATTTGGATAACTCCCGTTTGGGCTTGCATGTCGGCAAATACGCGGTTGTACTGTGTAGTTGTCCAACGATTGCCGTCATTCGCGCCCGTTTTAGCGTTTTGACGTGCCATGACCAATTTTATCCAATCACTTTCTGTCTCTCTGCCTGTTGTGCCTGTGAAGATATCTTTCACAGCGTCCCAATATCCGCTGTCACGTATGGCGATACTTGCGGCAGTTCCAACAGCATAAGCACCGATGTTAGATACATCATAGCCCAAATATTTTTGAATATTGGTACGTATAAGTTGGTAGTAGTCGTTAAACATCGCCCAATTTTGCATTTTTGAAAATTCAGCCAAGTGATTATTTGTGTAGTCGATGAAAAGCTGTTTTAATCCCGCGTTATTGATAAGTGCGGGATTTTTTACTCCCAAATCAATGTACGGTTGAAAACCGCTAAAGAGGTTTGGGTACTGTTGAACACAGAACTGCATGAACGGAACTAAACCGTATTCATAGTCAAACTGATATCGCCCGTAAGCTTGCCCACCGTCACCGTTTATATACCAACCGCTAGTGTCAGTATATTCTTTTCCAGACTCGAAGAACTGCCAATTTATCCACATTCGTGCGCCTACTTGTTCATCTTCTTTCTTTTCTTCTGGTACTGGTTGATGTGATTCTGAATTTTGTACAACTACCGCTGTATGCCCAGGCATGTGTAAAATATCGCCAACTTGCAAGTTGTCACCTGTTGTTAAGTATTTACTGTCATACAATATGTCAAATAGCTCTGTATTCTTAAGCTGTTCTAATTCATTGTATGTGTTCATACTTGTACTAACGAAAATATTAAGGCAATTTAATACACATGCAACTAAAGCAGAGCAGTCAGTAGCGCACGGTACTTTAACATCTTTGGGCTTCCACCCAACTTTTCTACACTCATTTGTAAAAGTTTCCCGTCTATGTTGATTGTAACCAACATTTTGATTGTCGCATGATTCTATCATAAGTGTAGCAATTCCACGGGCAACGTCTGGACGGTTGCGAATACGTGCCACCCAGTCCCAACGCCTACCGTCTCCAGTTTGCGGAAACCAACCCGTTACGCGGACTTCAAGTCCGTTTTGATCTCCGTCTCTGCCGCCCCAAAGATTGCCGTTTTCATCTTTTGACGCTTCTCCAATATATGTTGCCATTTAATCACCCTCACTTTCTGGAAAATGATTTTCTAAGATTTTATCAGTGTGTTTGTAATTTCCGATTCCATGCCAAAACCAGACACCACTATCAAGACGGTTTGCCATGTATGCAATTGCGTTTTGCGGTGCGTTTTCCGCGGTGATGATTGCACCGCTTGTGTGTACGTAGTTGACAATTGGTAAAGAATCAATTACAATGTCGGCAAGACTGCCATTGTAGTTGTAGCCGTACATGCAAAAATAGTTGTTAAACTTTTTTATATCTTGCAATGACGGATAATACCACGCGACAGATATCATAGGGAAAAGCGCATTATACATTGCAATTGTGCCTGTTGGGTTGCCAATAGTAAGGTCTGATTCCTCGAATTTTGCACCCAAATTTTCTGCAAAAGTTTCCGCGGCTTGAAGCTCACCTTTAATGTCAAGTGAAAAAAGATTTCCGATTGACGCAACACCAAAATTTCCAAAGTCGCGCATAACACCGCTGTTGTTTAGCTGTGTAGTCGAAAGTTGAACACTATCCCATGTACTACTTGCAAGCGAGTAGTCGCCATTCGTGCCGTTTCCGTACTGTTCGGGTGTAATTACGATGCCGCCCAATTGGGATTGATTAGCCGCCCACTTGAACGCAAACTTTTTGGCTAAAAGTGCAGATTCATCAAAATATCTAAAGTCATACTCTTTAGCACTACCACCGCAATTAACTGTTAATTTGTTAAATTGTGGGGAAGTATATAGTTTATTCCATAAAGGTTTTTCAACAAAAGATTGTGTTAGCTCTACAACACCTGTGCGGTTGTCAACTTTGTCCAGATTTTCGCCGCTTATGTCACTAGCAAAAAATTTAGGTACGTGATAAGCTCCGATAATATCTTCCTGTCTGCCACATTTTGTATAGCGTTTAACTACTTCTAACGCTTGTGCTCTTGAAAGCTTACTTGTGTTACTCTGGACTATGCCGCCACATTCACAAGGATTTACTGACACCAACGAAAAGAAATTTGATATTTGTCCATAATCGCCCATGGCAAAATTTGCGATTGCCGCGTAGAAATCACTTGAACGATTTTCATATGTGTCCGTATTGTTTGCGGTCATGAGATAAACGGAGTCATCATCATCTTTTGAAAAGCCGTATTCGGTTCGTGCGATTTCCCACCTATCAACTTGTGTGGGTTCGGGATAAAAGTTTGCAAAAAGTCCGTCACTTGCGGGGTGCTGTCTCATGACTGGTGATGGATGGAATGTGAATTTATCAAGATAAGTCGCCCAATAATCAACAGATGTATTTACATATGTAAGCTTATTATTAACGTACTGATAGTCAATGATGTACGCAAATTCAATGCGTGATTCATTTTGATATGCCATGTAGTTATAGCGTTTTATTTCATCTGCTCTTACTGGACAGCGAAACGTTTGCCCCTGTCTTTCCCACGTTACATTATCATAACGCTTATAAGGAAGAACGCTGAGAAGTTCTTTTAAAAACCCCTCAGCGTTTCTCTCTGTTGGGATCAACAAATGCTTACCGCTGTCGTCGAATGGCGAGTCAAACAAGTATACAGTTGTCATAAAATCCCCCCTCTATTAAGCATTTTTGCAAATTGCAACTGCATTTCCCCACGGTCTAATGCCGTATGTTTGCCAAACGTTCAAGTACTGATTCTGATACATTCCCGCGGCATTGTAGAAGTCACCACTTGTACTCAGATTGTCGCGGTACTCGAAAGTATTAACATCTGCAAGTACTGCAAGAATGTTTTGATCATCATTGATAGTTTTCCAATATTTTGTTACTGGATCAATTGCAGATGTAAAATCAAGATAGTCAAAGTTAGGGAATGGTGTGACACGTCCTACTAACTCCGCTTTGCTCATGTTGAAAGCACCCGCAAGTGTTTCAACATTGCAATTTACTAAAACGTCACTTCTTATAAATAGATATAAACTGTCAGATGGTGTCCATGTGATAGCGGGTGTCGCGTCTGCAATTCCCTGTGCTGTTGCATATGCCTGGTAATTGTTGAAGTCACTTGAAGCATGTGTGATATCAAGTGCAATTTTCTGAATTGTCTTGATAAAGCCGACAGATGAAGCGGCTGGGTCTGCATCATCCCATGGAATTTCCTTCTTAACTACTACGTTGTTTTTAACGGAAGTCTGAATCAACTTCTTGATAAGGTTTTCTTCCTCGATCTCGTTACCACTGTAAAGACTTGTCACCATGCCTGTTACCATACTGTCAAGCTGCTCCCATGACGTGAAAGCTCCTTCCAAAAGTTCACGGGGGATTGTTACTGGAAACTGTCGTCTACGATTCTGTCGGAAATAACAAGTTTTAACGTCTGGTTTTGTAACTTGTAAAAGCGTTGCTCCAAGAGAAATATCATAATCACGCCCCATGGCAGGATTGACGTAATTCATTTCCATATCGGTTCCAAGTGGAAAACCTTCCTTTTTCAGCATTTCATACTGATTGGTATACATCTTAGATTCGACGGACTGAATGACAATCTTGTTTACAACATAGTGCAGAAACTCGTTCATAAATGGTGCATACTTTACGATTGGTGTCATTGCGTGAGAAATTGACGTTGCCACGGTAACTTCGCCTGTTGCCCTCATGTATTCGTTTGAGGAATTCTTTCTCGCATCGTTAAAAAGATTTACTCCGCGCTGTGCGCTTGTCAGCGGTTTTGTTGTTTTTGCCATAATTTTATACCTCACTTTCTATATATGTTCCACGTGGAACATTAGCTATAATAGCTTAAAATGTCATCGGTTGTGACTTCCTTTTTTTCTTCTTCCTCATCTTCTTTAAGTTTTGGAGACGGAGAAATTGAAGTTGTCACGCGGTTGAATAGCTCCAAGTTCTGTTTGCTGAGTCTGTCGTTTTCCGTTTTTAGTGTTGCGTTTTCTGTTGCAATTGCCTTTTCCGCTTCATTTGAAGCTTTTGCCATGTCTAGCACATCTACAACGATTCTTCGCATTTCATCAACCGTCATGCCGTCTGGAATGTTTAAAGTAGTTACCATCTTTTCAATATCAATCATGCTTTCGCCCCCTCATAGTTAATATTAGCAAAGTGGAAACTGTGTTCCCATTCATACTCTGCAATTCTTCCTAACTCGATTGTGTGTCCCATATTTGGTACATGTAGGAAAAAGCCGTATCCTATGTCAAGCCCTACGTGCTTACCAGTACCGCCAAAAGTTGTATACAAACCGTTTCCTTCTGTACCTAGAAGCGGTGTTGTCTTATCAGCCCCGTCATGATAGTGTCCCGTACTGTAATTTTCAACGCCTACGACAGCGGAAACGAAACCGCTACAATCAAGTCCGATTTTACCACGTGAGAAAGCTTTATAAGCACTTAACTCCTGTGTTGTATACTTTGAAAAATAGGCGGGTTCGAGACTGATAAGTGTGTTCATCACTTCATCGGTTAGGACTTGCCCTTTTGCACCGTAAAAATATGCATATTCATCACGGTGATAAAACATATATAACGCCTTTTTAATTACTTCATAATACGTCATTCTTTCACACCACCTTCCAATTCTGTTTTAATTTCCGAGATCATTTCCCTTAGGGAATTGATTGCATTTGTAAGCTCTTTTGTTTCCTCTTTGTGTACGTCTGTCTGATACTTGATATAGTAACAAAGAATCAACGTCATGCAAATTGGAAAGCCGACACTTGTAATCATTTGCGTAACTGCACTAATATCCATCACAACACCTCACTTTCTAAAAAGGTGGGCGTGTCTCCACGCCCGTGCTGACAGTTTGCACAACTACCCCGTTCTTCGCGGTCTGTCTGGTAGTCCCTAACTATAGTTTAACATATATTTAATTTCTGTCAATAAGTACACGTTTGATTAAGTCATTGAATTTTTCTGATGCTGTTTTTGAACTCGCACAGATTTGGGAAGTGCGTTTGTAATATAGCAACCATTGTATTATTTTTTGAGTTGATGGTAAGTATAACTCGTTCGTTTGTAAGATTGTTTTTGCTTTGTATTTTCCGTCTATAATTGTCAATGGCACACCTTGCTTTGTCGGCAAAATTATAGTTATCGCGAAGTCAGCAATATAAATTCTGTTGTTTTGTGTAGACATTTCACCATACCACCGCCATGGTAAGTGATTATAAAGTTCGGGGTATATATCCTCTTGCCATGTGCCATTGATTGTCATGTCATTTGTTTGCGACTCGTAAACGGCTAAATGTTTAGACACGTGTGCATGTTTTGGCGGTTCTGTATACAAACAACAGATTTTTAAAATGTCATCTTCAAGTTTACGATTAAAAATGTAAATTTTACCTTGCTCAAGTTTACGTGCATCAATGTTATAGTAGTCAAACAAAGGGCTTTTGGGATTGATGCTATTTGCACATGCTACAACGCGAACACCCCTTCTTTTTCGTATAATTGTGGACAACTGTTGACTATAGCCCTTCAAAAATTCACCTTTTGAGAGTGGGCGAATTGTAGTGGTGTCGTCATCCTCAATAAATTCATCAAAAAATATAGTTTTAACACTGTCGTAGCCGTTTCCTTTATATTTCATCCATGATGCTATTGATGAACTATAACCACAAGTGTCATAGACCCATTTGTTATTTCTTCCCAACGATTGTTTTCTATAACTACCGCTGTAATAATTCAAGTTCGCTTCTTCTTTCCATAGCTTCTTTTCTACGTACGGTTTGATGTTGGAAACTGCACCCCATGCACGACCGCGAATTAAGTAATCTTCACGTGTACGCATATAGACGAATTGTGCACCTGTTGCGTCATAGTCGTCAAACAACCCCTTGAAAACTGAGTATGTTTTACCCGCGGAACGTTCACCAAATACAATATAAACGTCTGCATTTAAAGTGTACAGCGATGGAATATTTATATAGGTTTCGTCACCTACTGTTATATATAAGTTTTCTATTTCCATATACTATTATTCTCCTATCTTCTCTAAGATTATTGGTGATAAGTGTTTCGTTTTTACCGTAAACTTTTCTAAACGTTTACTTATATCTTTATCTGTATTCTCTTTTTTCCCCTCTTTTGTTATTATTGTCGGCTTGATGCTATAAACGTCTATTCCAATCAAAGCTCCATATTCTGGACTGATTGACAGAGTATATGTAGTGTCCTCTATCCATGTACCGCCATTGTCATATGTTTCGATTGCGTTCGTAGTCGGGTGTGATATTGTACGCCCCGACACGTCTGCATCAAAAGTGGTAAAAACTTCAAAATCTTCGATTGACGTAAGATAATTTACGGCTTTCTTCGAGAGTCCAGATACAGTCATATACAATTTGTTATCAGTATCTTGATATATATATTTCTTCGCGCCAAAAGTCTTAAATTTCAACCATGCACCAGTTTCTTCAGTTTCCCAATCAAAAACTCCTAAATCTGGTAGTTTATAATCTAACCCATAGCGTTTTATAGCTAAGTCAATTTTATATTTTGCATAATCATTGTACCCATTTATTACGTCTAAACATTCCTCTCGATTGATAATTTTTGCACTGTCTGTATCACAGTAGAGCACATTTCTATCAATCTTCGACACTATATCATGCATTAAATGGTAGCGTGTCCACGCGGGTATGAAAACTCCAATTTGATAAGGCAAGAAACTTCTAAAAGATTTGTAAAATTTTTCAAGCTGTGCGGAAATTTCCTCTTTGTTTGTGATAGCACAGTGGTCTAAAGTCCACTCCGTGCCGTCAAGTGTAACAACATCGTGAATAGGGTCTTGCACAAACATACCATAAAAGGAATTTACGCGGTTTTTTGCTTTTGCATAGTTTAATTCTTCGCCTTTTACATGTTTTAAACTTTGTTTGTTGTTGTAATACTTTAACATGGTACAAACAATGCCAGATGGTAAATAGTCAGCTCTACAATAGTAACATTCATCTACTCGAATTGCATCAATCTTGTACATTCGCAAAATGATAGCAAGATCGAGGCTAGTACATGTTGTTTTAATCATATCTGCCCTAAAAATTCTACCATTGTCCAAAACACTATCACTTGATACTTCGCAATGTGATGATGATAAGTATGTCATTGTACCTCTTGCGCGAACGTTCTTTGCTGTGATTGTACAAATAAATAGATAATTGTCTGTGTTAATTAACCGTTTTAAGTCGTAAATGTTAGCGTTTGGCAAGCGTTTAAGCGGTGCTACTGGAAATTTCTCTGTTGCAATTGCGAACGGGTACGCACTACCAAAATCATAACTATCTACATTTTCCATGATTTGCCCCGCGTACATATAGTTAGCGTGTGCATAACCACCCATGAAAGCTTTTCGACATATTACATATCTATCGTAGTCAAGTGAGGTGTTGCGAAACATCTTCATCCACTTTGCATCCTTTTTCATAATGGCGCGAAGTTCGTCACGCAAGAAACCAGTATTTGTATATGGAAATTCATAAAACGGTTTATTTTCCTGTTCTTCCAGTTGGTGAATTTTCGCTACCATAATTTCAACGTCTCGATATGTGTAACGTTCCTTATCTTGCGGCAACTTCTCCCCTGGTTTTACGATATCTTTGTAGTTCATTTCAAGCTTTTCAAGTCCTACGTCTTTACCGCAAGCCGCAAGACCTTTATTAGTAAGCTTGTAACTACATCTAAATTCCAAAACATCGTCTATAATAAGATATAACGGTTCGTGAGTGTCCATATAAAAGCCGCCTGTCATGGTATGCCCCTCAAGGTTTCTAATTATAGCTTCCATTTCATAGGACAAGTTATGCACATATATGATTAAGCGGTTTTCGCCTTGAGTTGCAAAAGTTTGATATTGGCTATGAAAATAGTCATATAAATTTGACCACGATGAACACGTGTTATAGTTATAGTCACTATCCATTGCAGACCAATGCCATGTGTAGATTATATCACAATCTTCTGCTATGTGTTCGTGTGTCGTTTCAATGTCAAAACAAAGAAACTTTTTGCAATATGAAATTTTTTCTTTTCGTTTTGTCATTGTTTGCACCTCTCTTAAATGTCGTCAAAATCTTGATCAAGAGATAACCACTCTCCGGAACTACCTTCACGTTGTACATCTAAAAACCATGCATCAAGGTCAACATCTTCGGGATTCATTGCCACTAAACCATCGAAACCACTACCTAGTGTATTTCCAGCCCAGTTAGCATAAGCAAGTAGCTGTTCACTATCATACTGCTCACCCTCATGAGCTGATTGCCAGGCACCCATATATGTTGTCATTTTCTTCCAATCTTCAAAAGATAGGTTTTTGAGTTTTGGGTGATTCTCTATCATTTTCTGGTATGCTTTATTTTGTAACTGTCTATATCCCGTGTAAGTGGACTGTTTGGCATTTAATATCTCAATGGCGGTTGATACTTTTTTCTGAATCGCTTGCAATGATAAACCTTGATACTTGATATCAAATCCTTTATATCTGTCATATACGGGATTGATTTCACCCGTGTAACGCTTGCCACGCTCACTGAAATATTCTCTAAGGGTTGCAAGTCTGGTTTGCGCTCTTTTGCCTAAAGTTCTAAGTAACAGAAGTGATTCATCTTTTGTGTAGTGTTTCTTGAGCAACACATACTTTCCATTAGACACGTCATATAAAATCCCTTTTGCACGTTGGACTTCGCCAACACGCTCTTTTTGTTTACTTGCCATATTCCTCAACCTCTCTTTCTGTAAAAGGCTCAATGTAGCCACTTGCGATTGCGCTTTGAATCATTTCATCGGCTGTCATGTGATAGAGTGGTGCATATAATTCAAGTGACTCTCTAACTTCTCTGTAATACTTCAGTCTCAAAACAGGTGTTTTGATATCGTCTAATGCTCTTAATACAATAGCGTGTTGAAGTTCTAATAATTGGCTTTCCAAATACATATTCATACCTCACTTTCATTTTGTTCTTTTAGTTTAACATATAAATATGAACAAATATGAGATATTTTGTAAACAAATTGCTAACATTATGTAATTATAAAAGGGACTGTTTCCAGTCCCCTTATTGATGTAAAATGAACAAACTTGATTAGCTTCCGTTCTATTATTTGGAGTCAACCGCACTGTTGACCGTTTGCCGCGTTTAAAAGCTTCTTACCATAATTTTAAAGAATGTCTGTCCAGAGTTCCTTGAAATACCTGTTGTACATTCAATGATAAAATCATGCCCATCTGCAATAGCATCCGTTAACAAATCGGAAATCTTGTCAATTTCACGTGCAACACCTGTTGCGTAAATGCCAAAACCTTCTTCAGTTTCCATACAGAGATAGTAAGTGATTTTTCCTGTCACATCATCAGTTCCCACTACGATTCCTAACAGCTTACCAGATGGTTTTGCATCCTTCGCTAGTGCGGTTGTGCCGTTAATTTTTACAAGCTTTACACATTTTTCGTCTCCAGATACAAGTTCAAATTTCTTCATAATTTAAAATCTCCTTTTTTTTTGTGTTATTTGTTTGAAGTGTAATGTTATGTAGTATGATCAAATTATATTATATTGCGTGTTGTGTTATAGTCTACGGCGGTATACCAGATAAATAGAAGTTATAGTCTAGCTCGTAACGTGTAAAAGTTGCGATAGTGCGTTTTGTCGCCATTGTTAAAAGTGAAAGTATAATAGACAACTTTCTCTGTTTCCACTCTCTGTAACTCTCCTCTAATTTGGTTTGTGAAATACCCCTCACAGAGTAGAGAAGAATCGAGGTCGTAAAAATTGATTGTTCCATCTGATAAAGTCTCCTTTATGGTGGTGCGCTTGTCGACAAAGTTGATTCTTGTCGTTTCTGGAATGTTGATTTTTCTAATCGGTTTACTCATCGTCATCCTCACTTGTACCTAATTCAAAAATGGTAAAACGTACCGCTTCTTCAATTTCTTCAAGACCTAAAATGTCTATAAGATCTTCACCCTCATTATTGATTATTGCCAAACATTTTACCATCCCAACTCTAGCGTCTTTCCATTCGGGCTTTATTGTTGTAAAATCTCCATCACTGATGTGCGAAATGACAAGACGGTTAAAATTGTATAGTCCTATACATACCGCGTTAGCGGCAATTTTCTTCATCATCTTTTTAACATCTTCGCTTTCAACTTTCGACACATTTTTCCCACTCTTGATATTTTTCTCAGCCAATAAGATTAACTCTCTCTTTTCATCAAATGTCATTGTTTCAATCCTCACTTTCTTTATTTGCGTTTGATGTTTGTTTCTTTCTTGTTACATCTATATAGTACCATGGTTTGATTTTTTGTCTAGTGATATTTTTTAATTTCATGTACGGATTTTATTGATCTTTTATAGTTCACAGTTTGTTAATAATTGTAACATGATTCATTCACACATAATCGAACACTTTCTCGAACACCCCTCTGTGAAATTTTTAACAATATATTTCATGCATTACCACTTTAACGCGGTGAAGTTTAACACTTTAACGTGCTAAAGTGTCAGACCTGTTCTTCTAAAATTTTCGGCAAACGGGGCGGTGATCCCAGATATTTAAGAAGCAACAGAAGAT